AAGAAGAAGCTCACCTCGGCGAAGACCGCGAACGACCCAAACTCCCGGATTAACAAATCGCTGCGTGCTTGGAAGTGCTGACATGGGCCAACATACCGACACAGTGAAGAACACGTTGGACATCGTCTCGGTGTTCGCGGCGATTGGTTCTTTTCTTGAATTGCTGACCCCGGTCTTCGGTTTGATCGGTGCCGTGTGGACGCTCATGCGTATCGCAGAGATGATCACTGGCAAGTCGTTCTCTGAGATTATTCGCCGAAAGAAGGTGGATGATGCCCAGCAGCAGTAAGAAGCAGCACAACTTCATGGCTGCGGTGGCCAAGAACCCCGCGTTTGCCAAGAAGGCCGGAGTCCCTGCGAGTGTGGGACAAGATTTCCTCAACGCGGACAAGGGCCGCAAATTTAAAGAAGGTGGTGACACTATGGCTTCCAAGATGAACCCCGGTTTTATGGCGATGATGGCTAAGAAAAAAGCCGGAGCTAAACCCGCCATGAAGATGGCCGGTGGTGGCATGACCAAGATGGCCAAGGGTGGTGGTATTGAGTCCAAAGGCAAGACCAAGGGCAAGATGGTCACCATGAAAATGGGCGGCAAAGCCTGCTGATCATGGAAGATACCGTTCCCCGGATGAAGTCCGTCAAGAAGATGTATGAGGACTTGACGACCGCGCCCGCGCGACCGTCTTTGGCCCATGACACCAAGGCGATGAGCATGGCAGACAAGATGTTTGCAACGCCCAAGGCCAAGAAAATGGCGTCTGGCGGTTCGGCTTCGTCTCGTGCGGACGGCTGTGCCCAGCGTGGTAAGACCCGGGGTCGGGTGGTTTAAGGAGCTTGGTATGAGCCTGCTTTTAGGTGCGCTTGCCGACGAAGACAAGCTGAAGAAATTTGCGTCCAAAGGTGGGCTGGGAGTGCTCCCTATGATGTTCACTCGGGACAACCAGAAGGGCGCTGCTGCTGAACCCGACGCTAAGGCCACTTCTGTGGGCAACGTCGGCACGGTCACCAAGATGAAAAAGGGCGGTGTCACCCGTGCAGATGGTTGCATCACCAAAGGCCACACTCGTGGCAAGATGGTGTAACCATGAGAGCCAGCCGTGGCATGGGGGCCATCAACCCCTCCAAAATGCCCAAGGGCAAGACCAAAGCCCGGCGGGACAACACCGACTTCACGCAGTACGCTGAAGGCGGGAAGGTGAACGCGGCTGGCAACTATACGAAGCCTGAACTCAGGAAGCGCATAGTCAGTCAGGTGAAGGCCGCAGCTACCCACGGCACCGGTGCAGGCCAATGGTCAGCCCGTAAGGCTCAGCTTGTTGCCAAGAAGTACAAGGCGGCAGGCGGGGGGTACCGAGATTGAAAGCGCCCCAACAGTCATTGAAGGCTTGGGGCGACCAAAAGTGGAGAACCAAAAGTGGCAAACCGTCTAGTAAAACTGGTGAGCGATACCTTCCAGAAACTGCGATCAAAAGCCTCAGCCCTGCTGAGTACGCTGCAACAACGCGTGCGAAGCGTGCGGGCAAAGCTGCCGGGAAGCAATTCGTAGCCCAGCCCAAGGGCATAGCTAAGAAAACAGCAAGGTACCGATAATGGCAACCGTTGAATACGATGACCTGTCGCGTGGACGTAAGCAGGAAATTGATCTGAAGCGTCGGATGGCGGCCAAAGAAGCCCGCGAAGCCGCAGCGCGCGGCCCCGGTGCAGGTGCAACAGTCCGTGACGTTGCGGCTGGAATTAGCGAAATAACGCGAGGGCGCGATCTCGGAGCGTATGGGCGGGTTAGACCGGGCATGCAGCGAGACCTAAATGAAGCAGCCAAAAAAGCACAGGCGCGGGCGGACTACGAAGATGTGCGAGATACGTCTACGCTGCGCCTATTTGATGACCTTGCAGCCTCCAAAGAGGCGGGTGAGCGTGCCAAAGCAAAAATAACCCCCGCCCGCCGCATGGTGGTTGAGGATATGAAAAAAGGCGGCATGACTGCCTCCAAACGTGCTGACGGCATCGCCCAGCGTGGCAAAACTCGTGGAAAGATGCGGTAATCATGGCAACCACTTCCGGCGCAAGTAGCTTTAACCTCGATCTGTCAGAGATCGTTGAGGAGGCGTTCGAGCGTGCCGGTAGTGAGTTGCGCACGGGCTATGACCTCAAGACCGCTCGTCGGTCGTTGAACCTGTTGTTCGCTGATTGGGCCAACCGTGGCCTGAACATGTGGACGTTTGAGCAGGGCACCATCAGCCTCGTCCAAGGCCAGAACACCTACCCGCTGCCCAACGATACGGTGGACCTGATCGAGCATGTGGTGCGCACGGGCGCAGGAAGTGCAGCCACTCAGGCTGACCTGTCTATCACGCGTATTAGTGTTTCTACCTACGCCACGATCCCCAACAAGCTCCAACAGGCGCGTCCCATCCAAATCTGGATTCAGCGCTACAACGGGCAAATCTCCCCCACGGGGCTGACGATCTCGGGCGGCACCCTCTCGTCCACCAACACGACCGTCACGCTCAGCTCCACCGTGGGCCTTCCCGCTACTGGCTTCATCAAGGTCGATAGCGAGATCATTGGCTATGGCGCGATCAGCGGGAACACCCTGACGAGCTGCGTGCGGGGGCAGGACAACACCACCGCAGCCAGCCATACCGCCGGTACTGCCGTGTACTGGGCGCAGGTCCCTGCCGTGACTGTCTGGCCGACGCCGGACGGCTCCCAACCCTACCAATTGGTCTATTGGCGGCTTCGCCGCACTCAGGATATCGGTAGTGGCGTGAACGTGGCGGATGTGCCGTTCCGGTTTGTGCCGTGCATGGTGGCGGGGCTGGCCTATTATCTGGCGCTCAAAATCCCCGGTGCCGAGGCGCGCATGGCTACCCTGAAAGCCCAGTATGACGAGGCTTGGGAGTTCGCCAGCACCGAGGACCGTGAGAAGGCTGCCGTGCGGTTTGTGCCGCGTCGGATGTTCATCGGCGGAACCTTCTGATGGGTAATCGGTTCGCTTCAGGCAAAAACGCCATCGCGATGTGCGACAGGTGTGGGCAGCGCTTTAAGCTTACCGAACTCAAAACCGAGATCATCAAGACCAAGCGGTACAACCTGCTGGTCTGCAAACAGTGCTGGGACCCGGATCAGCCGCAGTTGCAGCTTGGCATGTATCCTGTGGACGACCCGCAGGCGCTCAGGAACCCCCGTCCGGACAGCACATATGTGGTTGCAGGCACCGGCCCGGACGGCACCCTGACCGGCGGTAGCCGGGTGTTTCAGTGGGGTTGGGCACCGGTGGGCGGCAGTCGGTTTTTTGATGCCGCCTTAACCCCGAATAACTTGGTTTTATCTGTGCAATTGGGTACAGTATCGGTATCCACGACGTAAGGAGTGAACATGGACGCGAAGACCGCTGTGCGCAAGCACGAGAAGAATATGCACCCCGGCAAAAAGCCGACCACGCTGAAGGCCGGTGGTAAGACCAACGCCGACATGCTCAAGTACGGGCGCAACATGGCTAAGGTCATGAACCAGCGTAGTCCCGGTCGCAAGGGAGGCTGATATGGCCGAGAAGATCAAATCCGCTCCCCCCGCTAAGTTGGCCCCCGAGGACAACCGAAAATACCTGCGGGAGATGAACGTGTCTGTGGCGACCAACCGCAGCAACGAGTACAAGCCGACCAAGACCTCGGGCATCAAAATCCGTGGCACTGGTGCGGCTACCAAAGGCGTGATGGCTCGCGGCCCGATGGGCTGAAGACGACATGAACTACACCCAGTTGTCCACCGCTATTCAGGACTACACTCAGAACTTTGAGAGTGACTTTGTTGCGAACATTCCGTTGTTCGTGCAGCAGGCTGAGCAGCGCATCTACAACACGGTGCAGTTCCCGTCGCTTCGCAAGAACGTCACGGGGGCTACTACGCCAGACAACAGGTTTTTGTCGTGCCCGGAAGACTTTCTTGCGGTGCAATCAATGTCAGTGACCACCGCATCTGGTGCGTTTGAGTTTTTGTTAAACAAGGATGTGGACTTCATCCGGCAGGCGTATCCATTCCCAAACGACACGGGGACGCCCAAGTACTATGCGTTGTTTGGTCCGACAGTGTCAGGCGCAGTTATCTCTGATGAGCTGTCGTTCATTCTTGGGCCAACCCCGGATGCGGCGTATTTTGTTACGCTGCACTATTACTACTACCCTGAGTCGATCTCCGTGGCTGCGGATGGCCGCACTTGGCTGGGTGATAACTTTGACACCGTCCTGCTGTACGGCTCTTTGGTGGAGGCTTATACCTTCATGAAGGGCGAAACCGACATGATGGCGCTGTACGACGGCAAGTACAAAGAAGCTCTTGCTCTGTCTCAACGTCTGGGTGATGGTCTGGAGCGCAGCGATGCATACCG